GAGATTGATGAAATCGTGAATACACGAAATAGTATTCAGACCAAATGCGCGTATAAATGGTCTCACCCACCGACCTTGCCTAAGCCTGTAATTATACAGGAGTTGAGAAAATAAAATGCCAGTAATGAAAGTTAAAGGTGGGTATAAGTGGGGAAAATCTGGAAAAGTCTTTAAGACAAAGAAAGAGGCAGAAGCCCAAGGCAGAGCGATCTACGCTTCTGGGTATAAGAAGAATGGCAGTAAGAAAAAGAAAAAGCGCTAAGAAAAAACCAGTACCAACAAATCCCAGACTATATGCAACAGTAAAAGCTGAAGCAAAACGAAAATTTAAAGTCTATCCAAGTGCATATGCAAATGGATGGTTAGTAAAAACTTATAAAGCAAGAGGCGGTAAATATCGCATGGGAAAAAGAAAATGAAAGCAATCTTAACAAAAGATGGCAAATTCAGAATGATTGAAAAAGATGGTCATACTGATGGAGCTTCAGCAATAAATGCTTGCAAAACAATCATGTCTCATTGTCAGATGATTCTTGATAATGTAGACCCAGAACAAAATTTGCCAACTTGGTGGACAAATAAACTAGCAATCTCAGAGTATGAAATAGTCTCAGCGGCAAACTACTTGTCAAACGGACTAAAAGGAGATGGCTAAACCAAAAGGCGGATTAACCAAATGGTTTAAAGAAAAATGGGTAGATATTAGCCGCCCTAAAAAGAAAGGAAGATATCAACCCTGTGGTAGACCTAAAGCAAGAACTGCTAGAGGTGGTTACCCAAAATGTGTCCCTGCAAGAGTAGCATCAAAGATGTCAGCAGCAGAGAAAAGGTCGGCAGTTCGCCGCAAACGAAGTAAAGCACAAGGTATTGGTGGTAAACCAACCTTTGTAAAAACTTTTACAAAACGGGGAAGCCGAAAGAAAAAGTAGGCATATGGACAAATACGAAATCGTAAGTGAAATCTTACATGTGTTAGACTTATCTAACAAATTTAAACACGCAATAGAACACAGGTTACATATATCTCGTCAAATACGAGATAAATTAAATAACGGGCAGCAATGCCAAGAGCTTTTAGAAAGCATAGGACAGTAAAATGGCAAGACAAGGTGGATTTTTAGTTGGACCAAGCATACATGGAACTTCTAAATTAAGAAAACACGTATTAAAAAGAGGACTCACAAGAGACCTTAACTCTGCAGCAGGAACTTTTGTAAATACAAAATCGCCAATGACACAACCAGGCGGTTTTTATGGAGCAGCTCCAAAAGCTATCGGTCCTAGATTCGGCAAGACAGTAAATCCTAAATCAGCGACATTTAGTAAAAAGGGTGCAAGTCGAATTTTACCGAGACGCGGAAGATAAAAATTTTACATAAAGACTTTCATAATTTTATGAAAGCAGGACGACTTAATAAGGTCGTAAATAGTATTTTAAATGGCACTAACAGCAAGCGAAAAAGCAAGATTAAAAAAAGCGGGTCTGACGAGGCTAAATAAGCCTAAGATGACTCCGAAGCACCCTACTAAAAAAGCTGTAGTTGCTACAAAAGTGAATGGCAAAATTAAAGTCATTCGCTTTGGTGCCCAAGGAATGGGGCACAATTACAGCCCAGAAGCTAGAAAATCCTTTAAAGCAAGACATCGTAAGAATATTGCTAGAGGAAAGAAGTCGCCAGCTTACTGGGCTGATAAATTTTTATGGGCTGGGAAAGGCGGTAAAAAGAAATTACCACCTAAATCTCAGAAATATGTTCGTGGAATCAAAAGAAGGAAAAGATGACAACACCAAAAGTAATAGATGCAAGAGATGCATGGCTTGATGGAATATGTCTACAAGCGGAAGAAGTTTTAACAAAATTAAAACATAGAGAAGTTAGTGGCATAACTCTTAATCAATCCGAAAAAAATATGGCAGAACTTTGTAGTGCCTATCTTTACATGAGACAAATTTGTAAAGAATATGGACTTTTTGATTCCGACGACCCCTTTAACTTATTTAACAAAGAGACTTTACATTGATCGAGATAAGCCGTACAGATATTGTACACGACTATCTCATGGAGTTAAATCCTGAGAATCGTTTCATCAAACTACCCATTGAAGGGTATCTAGACTTATTAGGAGTAGATCCTAATTCCTCCCAAACGGCGATCATTAATGCAATTAATAACCCTAAGTATCGTTTTGTCTGTGCGGCGGTCTCTCGTCGCCAAGGCAAGACGTACATTTCAAATATCATAGGACAGTTGGTATGTTTAGTACCAAACTCAAATGTGCTACTGATGTCACCCAACTACTCATTATCTCAAATTTCATTTGACTTGCAAAGAAATCTTATAAAGCATTTTGACTTAGAGGTAACAAGAGATAACGCAAAAGATAAAGTTATCGAACTTTCAAACCAATCAACAATTCGTATGGGTTCTATCAATCAGGTAGACTCTGTTGTTGGTCGTTCTTATGATTTAATCATCTTCGACGAAGCTGCGCTTACAGACGGCAGAGACGCTTTCAATGTGGCACTTCGCCCAACACTCGATAAAGATAATTCTAAAGCAATTTTTATTTCTACACCTCGTGGAAGAAATAACTACTTTGCAGAGTTTTACTATCGCGGCTACTCAGATGAGTTTCCAGAATGGTGTAGTATAAAAGCAACTTGGCATGAGAATCCTCGTGTGTCAGAAGAAGATATTAAAGAAGCAAAAAAGACAATGTCTGAAGCAGAGTTCAACCAAGAATATCTGGCAGACTTTAATGTGTTTGAAGGTCAGATATGGAGATTCAATCACGAGACCTGCGTCTCAAATCTCGAACAATTCGATACTTCTAGAATGGATGTATTTGCAGGACTCGACGTCGGTTACAAAGACCCCACAGCTTTCTGTGTAATCGCATATGATTGGGATGAAAAGAAATATTATGTAGTAGACGAATACTATAATTCAGAAAGAACAACCGAGCAGCATGCAATAGAAATTCAAAAACTTATTAAAAAATGGGATATAGATTATATCTATATTGATTCTGCAGCTCAACAAACTCGATATGACTTTGCACAAAACTATGATATTTCTACTATTAATGCAAAGAAATCAGTTCTTGATGGAATCGGTCATGTTGCAGGAATTGTAGATAATGATTCACTTATTGTTGATCAAACTTGCAAAGAAGTATTAATGTGTTTAGACCAGTATCAATGGGACCCAAATCCAAATCTTCTTAAAGAAAAACCAAAACACGATATGGCATCACACATGGCTGATGCAATACGATACGCTCTTTACTCATTTGAAACTAATGCCACCTCGTTTTAATAATACCTGTAAAAAACAGTTCTTGACATATGATGTGACTTTTTGGTATAATTCTAATTAAGAGTATAAATATGAACTTAAAAAGAGATTTAGTTAAATACGTAAGAGACAAGGCTAAATCACAGTATAAAAAAGCAAGTAATTGTTACATCTGCGAAAGCAGCGAGAATTTAGATTTTCATCATTTTTATGGTTTGACGGAGTTACTAGAAACTTGGTTAAAAGAGAAGAATATAATTATTGAGAACGAGCAAGATATTCTAGAAATTCGCGAACCATTTATTGATGAAAATTATGATAAAGTTTACAATTATGCAGTAACTCTCTGTCATACGCATCACTTACGACTACATTCAATTTACGGTAAGCGACCCAAATTGATCACAGCAGAGAAACAAAAGAATTGGGTCGAGATACAGAGAGAAAAATATGGCATGGTATGACAGATTATTAGGCAGAACTCCTCAAGCAGATGAGGAGAAACTAAATCCTGCCCAATATGTAATTTCCCGCGAAGAGGGAATGACCATTGATTCTCGTGAAGTTGTAACAAATTACCGCAACGCATACGAAACATTAGAAATAGTCAACAGAGCAGTAAATATGATTGTTGACGATGTTGCTGAGATTCCTTTTAAAGTTGGAGAACAAATTCTAGGAATCAACAACATTATTAAAAATATAAGAAAATCAAGAGTCGATATTCTTTTAAATAAAGAGCCCAACCCTTTTCAGGATGTAAGTTCATTTAAAAGAAACTTAATAATTGACTTATTGATTGATGGCAACATCTTTATCTATTTTGATGGTGCCCATTTGTATCACTTGCCAGCAGACAAGATGACAATTTACAGTGATACAGATACTTATGTAGAAAAATATTCTTTTAACAATAGTATTGACTATTCACCAAAAGAAATCATTCACATAAAAGAAAATAGTTTTAACTCCATCTATCGAGGTGTTCCAAGATTAAAACCAGCATATAGAACTATGCAACTACTTGGAAGCATGAGAAATTTTCAAGATAACTTCTTTAGAAATGGAGCAATACCAGGTTTAGTACTAAAATCACCAAACACTCTTTCAGAGAAAATAAAAGAAAGAATGTTACAAGCATGGGTTGCAAGATACAACCCACAATCAGGAGGCAGAAGACCTCTTTTTCTAGATGGTGGTTTAGAAGTTGACAATTTGACAAATATCAGTTTTAAAGAATTAGATTTTCAAGAAGGTATTAAGTCAAATGAAAAAATTATTTTAGAGGCAATGGGTATACCGCCGATTCTTATGGATGGTGGTAATAATGCAAACATAAGACCAAATCATAGATTATATTATTTGGAAACTGTATTACCGATTGTTAGGAAAATAGGTTATGCTGTAGAACGTTATTTTGGTTTTACAATTACTGAGGATGTAACAGGAATACCTGCTTTACAACCAGAATTAAGAGACCAAGCAGCTTACTATGCTACTCTTGTAAATACAGGAATTATTTCCCCAAATGAAGCAAGAATAGCACTTGGAAAAGAACCAATAAATGGTTTTGATGAGCCAAGAGTACCTGCAAATATTGCAGGTTCAGCAGCAAATCCAGTAGAGGGTGGAAGACCAGAACAGACTCCCCCAAGCGAGGAAAATTAATATGACAAAAGATATGATGGCAAAAGCATTATCTGATTTCTTTGTTAAAAAGGGCGTAGAAACTATGGATCTACTTACTTACAAAGAATTTGGAAATGATGTACCAGTTAAAGACTATCTTCTAAGAAGAGCATTTGGTTCTTGGACAAGAGTACTATCTGCGATGAAGAAAAGACATCCAGTAGAAGTAGCTCCAGCACCAGCACCAGCTCCAGAACCCGCCCCAAAAGCAGCAGCTAAAAAAGCACCTGCTAAGAAAGCGGAGAAAGAAGATGTCGAATAAAATTTATCACTGGACAAGTACTTTTAAATCATTGGGTGAAACTGATGATGGTGGAGTTGAGATTAAAGGCTCCGCAAGTACAAATGCATTAGATAGAGCTGGAGATATTATTGAATCAGAAGCATGGACTAAAGGGGGTTTAGAAAACTTCAAAAATAATCCAATTATTCTTTTCAATCACAACTACGACAGACCTATTGGTAGAGCAAAAGATTTACAAGTTACAGACAAAGGTTTAGAGATTTCTGCAAAGATATCAAAAGCCGCAGGTGAGGTAACACAATTAATTAAAGACGGTGTCCTTGGGGCTTTTTCTGTTGGTTTCAAAGTCAAGGACGCTGATTACATGACAGAAACCGATGGATACAAAATAAAGGACGCGGAACTTTTTGAAGTGTCTGTAGTATCAGTGCCTTGCAACCAAGGGGCAACCTTTGGAATGGCAAAGTCATTCGATTCTATGGAAGCATATAATAAGTATAAGCAATCTTTTTACAAGGCTAACTCAAACGATTCAGCAGACGCTGTTGAAATTGAGCAGCCAAACGGGGCATTAGCCCAAGAAATGGAGACAACTATGTCAAATGAAAAAAATTCTCCTGAGAGCAAACCTGAGTTCGATCTTGAAGCATTTGCTAGAAAAGTAGCGGAAGATACTGCTGCTTCTATCGCAATGAAACAAGCCGAGCAAAAGGCTGCTGAGCAAAAAGCTGCTGAGGAAGCAGAAGCAAAAGCTGCTCAAGAAGCTAAAGTTCAAAAAGCCGCCGAGGAAGCAAAACAGGAAGAGCACAAAACTATCGTTCAAGCTGGATTATCTGGCGCTGAGAAACTCATGAATGATGTTGAGAAAAGAGTTAAAGATGACTATTCTAATTTAGAGCAAGTCGTTAAGTCACTCGAAGCTCAATTAGCTGAGAAGTCAGCAGAAATCATGTCTATCAGAGAGTCAAAAAGACATTTCTCTGACAGAAAAGGTGAAGGCGATTGGAAAAAAGCTTTCGAACAAGATATCCTTGATGCTAAATTTGCTGGACTTGCCACAGGTAAAGGCTGGGACAACAAATATGGTAGATCAGTTATGGAAAAAGTTAACGCACATTCAGGCGTTGGAGTTTCCTCTGCTGATTTCGAGCAAATCGTATCAACCAATATTGAAAGAGATATTCAAAATGAATTAGTCTTGGCACCTCTTTTTAGAGAAATCCAAATGACTTCTGCAAATATGATTATCCCAATTTTACCAGATAGCGGTTATGCTGAATTCGCTTCAGCTCAAACAGCTGCTGGTTCATCACCACACGGTAACCTAGCCCAAAGAGGCGACTCTTACGGTTCACCATTTGGTGGGGTTGATCTAACTGAAAGAACTCTTTCAACCAAAAAACTTATTTCACAATCATACTTAGGTAATGAAACTGAAGAAGATGCAATTTTACCAATCCTTCCTCTAATCAGAGAATCAATGGTAAGATCACACGCAAGAGCCATCGAGAATGCTATTCTAGCAGGTGACGATGCTGACGGTGCTTTCGGTACTGGCGGTGCTTCTTTTGAAGGTCTATTACACTTAGCAAGAAATGACAGTGACTACACACAGCCAGCAGGAACTTTCGCAGCTTCTGACTCTGTAACAGCCGCTGACCTTCTTACTTTAAGAAAGAATATGGGTAAATATGGCGTTAACCCACAAGACGTAGTTTATGTCGTATCACAAGACGTATATTACAACTTGCTAGAAGACGCTGAATTCCAAGATGCTAACCTAGTTGGCGATTTGGCAACAAAACTTTCTGGTGAAATCGGACAGGTATTCGGATCAAGAGTTTTACTCTGTGACGAATTCGCAACAAAAGCTGCAGCAAAATTTGGTGCAGTAGCTGTCTACACAAGAAACTATGTGATGCCAAGACTACGTGGTGTGACTGTTGAGTCAGATTACGAAGTAGCTAATCAGAGAAGAGTACTTGTAGCTTCACAAAGACTTGGCTTCATTGATCTTATCGATGGTGCAACTTCTAAGTGGGCATTTATGTACAAATCAGCATAATTGATCCCTTAACGGATAACATGGCTTGGGGCGAGCCTATCGCCCCACTTTTTAACTATGGCAAATTTAATAACAATACAACAGTACAAAGATTTTGCAGGACTCACAGGTGTTAGTGAGGATGCCAAAATAAATGTTATTATACCAGCTATAAGTCAAGCAGTAAAAACTTACTGCGGGACTAGTATCATAGATTATTATTCTACAAGTAAAACAGAATATTTTGATATCTATGACACTTACACCAATGCAATTCTAGTAGACGAAAGTCCTCTAGTAAGTGTAACTTCTGTAAAAGAAAGAGCAGGACAAGCAGACAGCTATACAACTTTGATAACTGGTAACTCTGACGGCAGTGGGAAGTATGAGTATACTATCGATACTGAGCGAGATACTATTTATCGAACAACAGCAACTGGAGACGCTTTCTTTCCAAAAGGAAGAAAAGCCGTAGAAGTAGTTTATAATGCTGGCTATTCAGTAACTCCAGAAGATTTAAAACTAGCATGTTTTGATTTAGTAAAATACTATTTAAAAGACGAAAGAAAAGACAGACTAACTATCGCAGGTGCTTCGATACAGAATCAAGTTTCTACAAGTCTGAGAGAGAATATTGGATTCCCAGACCATATTAAACGAATACTTGATTTTTATAAAGTACACAAGTAATGGCTTTACAGTTTCTACAACAAGAAGTAGACTATATATTTAATTTATTATTTGTAGATACAACAGGAGAAGGTAATAAATATTTAAGAAATTTATTACCAAAAGAAGCACATAGATGTACTGTAGATAAAATAAAGATTGCAAAGGATTTATTAATTCATGAAGATAAAGGTCAACGAGCCTTTAGTAATGAAAGCAAAAAATTATTAAATGAATTTAGTTCAAAATTACTAGACGAGTTTAAAAACCACCCTGAAATGCCAAGAAAAGTTGGTGATTCAAAAGCAAAAGGATCTCGTTTAATAGTTTTAAATGAAAGTACTGCTAGTAAACTTATTTTTACAATTTCAGGCACAAGTAATAATTATAACCAATTTAAAAATTTAAATGATGAAATTAATTTACAAGTAATAAAAAGTGAAAACAAATTTTTAAGTTTATTTGGGTTTAAAACTACTTCTGAAGACAAAGATATTAAAAAAAGACTTGGTAAACTATATAACATAGGTCATGAATCAGGTCAAGCAGTTGTAAATAAGAAAATACTTGCAACAGAAGGCGCAATTTTTGGAGGAGGTATTTCAGAAGATGGAGAAGTTTTTACACCCGAAATACTATTAGAAGAAGTTCCTGAATTACGAAAAATACAAGATGAATTTTCTACATTAAAAGCAGTTGCTAAAATGTCGGCTAACCATTCCCAAACAGTAAGAATAAAAGAGGGAAGTTTAGTTGATAGAATGACAATAAGTGTTTCTATAGAAGGTAAATCAAAAAACCAAAGTAAAGCAACTTTTGAACAAAGCTTAACTAAAGGAAATGCAAAAACAGGACAAAAAGGTTTATCTAGTATAATAAGAGATGCTCAAAAATTAATAAAAAGTCTTTATTCAGACGCTAAAAAGAATACAAGGAGAGCAAGAAGTAGCACTCCAATTGAAATAGTAGGAGGTATGATTGTTAATACTCCTCTTAAACGAGCAGCATACAAAACAAAAAGAGCAAAAAATTTAACACAATTTAAACTTGTCCCTACTAGTAAAAAACCTATTAGAGCAAGTAAAGAAAAAACTTTTTCTTCAAGCGGAACTAAATCTGGAGCAGGCCCTACAGCTTTTTTAAGAAAAAAGTTACCAAGAGCGGTAAAAAATAACAGGCAGTCTTCAAATGTTGATTTGCAAAGACAAGCATTTTTAACTAGAGCTTTTGTTAACTCAAGATTATCTCAAGTAGTAGAATCAAATATGGGACCGCCTAGACTTACTAATAGAACAGGCAGATTTGCTTCTTCTGTAAGAGTTGAAAATATGGCGGCTACTCCGTCAGGGATAGTACAAGTTGATTATACATATCAGCAAAATCCTTACAAAGTTTTTGAAGAAGGAAATTATAGCTCTTTCTATGATCCTCGACCCTTAATAGAGAACAGTATAAGAGAATTAGCAATACAAAAACTTCAAGCAAAATTTGTAATGAGGAGAGTATCATAAAATGGCATCAAGATATAGAACAGCAAGAAAAAAGGTTGTAGATGCTCTTGTAGATAAGATTAAAGGAATTAATGGAAATAGCCCATATAATTCAAACGTATTTAATAATGTAGATGGGCATTTAAAATTTTTAGATGAAATAGAACAGTATCCAAAAATTTGTGTAGTAGCAGGAGATGAAACTAGGCAATATTTACCAGATGGATTTAAATGGAGGTTCTTAACATTAACAATACGAGCATATATTCGAGATGAAAACGATGCTCAAGAAACATTAGCATTATTATTAGAAGATATCGAAAGAATTTTAGATAATAATGATAATTTAATGTATGATAATACAGTAACCCCAAACTTAAGTACTACATCATTGACAGTACTTTCGATAACAACCGATGAAGGAGTAATATCTCCTCTAGGAATTGGGGAAATTGTAATAGAAGTACGATATTAGGAAACAGGTAAGGCACATAAAAATGTCGCCACACCCTTTCCAAAGTAAAACGGAGAAAGCAAAATGGCTTTAAATTTATCGAGAAATA